CCGTCAGTATGAGAGGCTGCGTGAGCTGTTGGAGCATCTCCGTCATAAGTTATGTTGCCGTCTGTTACTGCGGTGTCGAATTCTGCTTTAGTTCCTGTAATTCCTACTATAGTGGTTTGATCGCCAGGGTAGGAAACTTTGTTGTTGAATGTGTCCCAGTCTGTATCTGATAAAGCTCCAGTGGTTGAAGTCGAAGATAAAGCTAAACTTAAAGCCTGAGTTGAAAGTGAAAGTCCGTTGGCTGTTCCGATTGTTACGTCAGTTGAGTTATCATCAACATATTTCTTAGTAGCTGCATCTTGGTCTAGTGTTGGGTCAGCAACCTCATTAATCTGATGGCTGTTCATGTTCAAAACATTATCCTCTATACTTACAATTCCATCATCAAAAACTATTAATCGTTCCTGTGGGTCATTTGCACCAGTCATAAAGACTAAGTCATTTTTACCATTTCCTAAAGTACTTCTTCTACCTACTATTTTAGAACCATATCCTAATGACGTGCTTGATGGAAAAAATATAAATGAACCTCTGCCAGCAAGAGCATGTCCAGCTCCAACAGTTAATCCTTTTGTATAAGGAGCAGTCGTGGCAACTGAATTTATTACAGACGATAAAGAAGTTATTTCGCCATTAACATCTAATTCAGTTGCAGGTGTAGCTGTTCCTATACCTACTTTATCAGTAAGAGTCGATGGATAAATATATCCGTTGGTAGCATCTCTTTTCCAATTATTAGGAAAGACTTCGTGGGTTTTAATGTGGTCTGTGTATATGCTCATAATTTAGCTCCAAGTTTCAATTATATCAAAGTCGTTAGGGTCTGTTTTGTCTATTACTGTGGTTTGAGTTTTAGTTCCATTAGTTGCAGTTAGGGTTGTAACAACTCCAACTATGCTTACATTAGTTGTTACATCATCATCTGGGTCAAAGCCATCAGAAACATCAACTAGAAGCTTACCATCAGTATTAACTTTAATTCTTTGCAAATTAGCTCCGTCATAGCCAACAATTTCCCTAGTAGCTATATCAAACTCAGCGTCAAATGATCTATTTTGAATTGCTTGTTCTGTATGTTTAGTTGAGCCGATTGTATTATTTGACATATAGTTTCATATCTTTAGGGTTTATTAAAGCACCAGACTGACACACAGGGCAATATAGCTCGTTCTCAGCCAGTTTCTCCCACTTATGCTCTTTGCATTGGGTAACTCTCGTCTGAGCCATCTCAGCGTTAGTAGCTCTGAATACTTCTTGTGGGTCTAATTCGTTTGTTTCTTCTTCCATTAGTTTGAATAAAATGGGTTAGGACTTCTTAATTCTATTTGTTTTTGTAATTGTTCTTTGAGTTGTTCTTGCGTGTTATCTAGCGTTCCTACATTCTTTAGATTCCAAACCTCTCTTACTTTACCAATTATATTATTTATTGCTTTTGATCTATCGTAATCACTCATAGTTTCATAAGCAGGAGCTGCTACTACTTTCTCTAAAGCTCCCTTAATAACACCACCAGTTTGTTGCATCATTCCTCTGTATTCTTCTGGTGTCATATCTATCTTAATACCAGTTCCTGAAATACTAGCTGTCTTACTAGGGTCTCCTAAAGCTAGTCCTGAATAGTTTTGAAATAATCTATCGAGTTCTGCGTTGAGTGGAGAGTCTTTTGCTTCTCTTGGATTTACTGGATTGAAGAATGGGTTTAAGCCTGTTCCTAATCCTACATCTGAATATTGCATATCTTCTCCAAATACATCTTGTCTTGGAAGTAAGTTCTGACTCATTCCAGGTATTCTTGATTGGATAGCTTCTCCCATTGTATTCTTTTGTCTTACTACTGGGTCTAAAGCTCTAGCACCAGCTCCAGATATTGAAGGTATCATAGAACCAGCTAAACGATTTGAGAAACTTCCTCCATATCTTTTAGGGTCTTGAAAGGCATTAAGCATTCCAGAAACCCCTTGCAAGTATGTCTGTCCTAATAAATTTTTACCAACTGCACCTGCAGCAGCAAAAGGAATATTCTCTGGTTTCATTCTTCCTAGGTCTGACATAGCAGCACCAGTTGATAAAACATTACCAGCAGGGGATAACCTATTAAGTGAATACGAATTGTCTCCTAGTCTTATTGAATTTGCTTGTTTACCTTGTAATTCCCATAGATTTCGTTCTGTTGGGTTTGTTGGATAATTTCCAGTCATCATTCCAGCCTTTCCTAATCCATATCCTGCAGCACCTATTCCTGTTCCTACTGTTGCCCTACCTAAAGCGTCTACTACTGACCTCTGTCCTTGTCCACTAAACCCTTTTGAACCTGCTTTAACAAAACCAGCAGGGGAATAGTCTATAATTGTAGAAGCAATATTTGCTGGAGTTCTACCGAATGGAGCTACAAACTCAGTAAAAGCTCTTACAGATTGATTGGGGTTAGATTTAAGTTTATTTAATGCGTCTGATAACACATTCTGGTCATTAAAAGTTCCATACAGAGCGTCTTCTGTGGCTATCTTAACCATCTCTGTAGTTGGTTTATTATAAATTTTGTCTACGTGAGCCTTTAATGCTTTTCCTTTTAGTCCACTATTTATTCCATCTACAACTGCTAGTTCTCTTAATGCCTTTTGCATTAGCCCACCTTTAAATACCTTATCACCTGCACCCAAAGCTCTAAAAATAGTTTCTGCATATTGCTTTGCTACTGGTGGTAAGTTTACTTGTTTAAAATCATATTTACTTAATGTGTTATCTATATCAACTCCTGTCTTCATAAATACCCAAGCCTTTCTTGATCCTTTACCCATACCTCTTAAATAAGAAAGTATATTAGGAGTAGTCTTTGTTCTTTTCCCTGTGAACATAGCAGCTACTCTATCAAATACTGTTGCTGGAACATCTTTCATCATTTCCATTCCACCCATAGCAGTATTACCAGTTAGATTAGCAATGTGAGTTGTTGGATTTGTTAGAAGTCCTGCTTTCCACAAAGTAGTTATTTGGTCTCCTAATTTAGAAGGTATCATTTCTCCAACACCTTTAAGCATTTGAGCATTAGCTAGTGCCTGAGCTTCTGGAGTCTTAGCTTTCTGAGCATCATAAGCTAAATTTTCTAAAGTCCAAGATTGGTCTTTTGTAAGAGTAAGTCCTTCTTTACCTAATTCTTTTTGAGCAAACATCTTAATCCCCTCTGGACTAAGCTTATTATAAAGTGAAGCAGCTTGTATTGCCCTTCCGTGTTCAGTAAGTTTTTGAGCTACTGTCTTTGTTATTTCAGCAGCTTGGTCGAAATCTCCTGTATTCTGATAATGCTTAATAAGTTCCGAAGCTGTTGCTACTGCAAGGTTATCGTCTCCTTTCATAGCCTTAGCTTTGGCTTTGTTTATATCATCTAGGATAAGATTGGTAGCGTGAGCAGATAGTTCATCATTAGGTTGTGGCGTATATTCATTATCAATAAGCATTTTAAGTTTTGCGTCTGTATTTCTTCCACCCTTAACTGTTTCAGTAAAACCTGTTTTTTTAGTTCCTTTTGTTTTTGGTGCGATAGCTTCTGGTATTGATGGTTCTGCTTTAGATACAAATGCTTTTGATTCAGCATCCATTCCTTGCGAAGCTTTGTTTAGTTTTCTACCAGCAGAATATTTACTTAAACTCTTACCAGCTACTCCTAGACCGCCACCTAATACTCCACCTGCTGCAGCACCGCCTAAAGCACCTTTACCAGTTGATTTCAATAAGTCTCCAGCTCCTTGACCTTGGCTAGCACCTCCAGCTAAACCATAACCTGCTCCTATTTGAGAACCTGTTGCAGCTCCTTGTAAAGCACCTTTCAATGCACCAGCACCTTTAAACGCCTTAATACCCTTTGCAGGTGCATAGAATGTAGAAGCTATATCTAGTCCAGCCATTCCTAACTCTCCTGCTGCTTTCTTGTATTCTCCTTTTCTTGCTAGTTGTCCTGATTTTAGACCTCTTGAGCTAGGAGTTTGGTATTCGTTTCCTAGAAACTTAATACTTTTAACTCTGTCTTTTTCTTTTCTCCAAGGTTGAATAACATTTCCACCTAAATCAGCTAATACAGCTAGGGGAGTTCCTATAATATCTTTACCTACATTTTTCAAGGTATCCTTAAAGCCTCCACTAGAAACTGGCTTATAACTACCTTTGGGTAGATTTTTAACATTTAAAGTCTGCTGTTTTTGAACAGGCTTATAACTTCCTTTTGGTAAGTTTTTTACGTTTAACTTAGTGGAAACATTTTTATAGCTTCCTTTCTTTAGGTCTTTGATATTCATACATTTTTTAAGCTGGCGACATATTTCCGATAGAGTCTACATTATAAAGTTTACCTTCAAATTCTATTTGACTATTTCCTTGTCCTACTGGCTGTCCTGTAAATCCTCCTTCAGCTCCTAATCCTAATAAGGCTGATAGAGGATCTTGACTTACTAAACCATTTTTTTGGTTATAGATTTTTCTAGCTGTTGTTGCATCTACTCCATATTGTTTCATTATACCATCAAGTGCTGTTCCATAACTTTTTGGAGTTGATCCTCCACTCCTAGCCTTAGCTTGTGCAGTCTGAAAATCTCTTTGATTTCCTTGAGCTGTTGAACGAGCTTGTCGTTGTTGATTCATTAAGTTCTGCATATTTGTAGAACCTTGATTTCTAGCTGATAGAATGTCTTGACCTTTAGCAGCTTGAAGTGAACTTAGCAATTCAGCTAAATTTCTACCTTGATCGTTTTGTAGTCTTTGTTGGTATTGGATTCTCTGTTCGTCATTAGGGTCTGAGTTTCCAAAACTAAACTGTGAGTTTAATTGATTCAAGTTTTGTCTTCCTTGTCTTTCAAGGTCTCCAGTTTGTTTAGTCTGAGCAGTAGCGTATTGAGATTCTATTCCCTTAATCATATCAGCTAGTTGTCTTTTTTGTTCTGAGTATTGGTCGTCATAAGAGTCGTCTCCTGCGTAGCCAAAGTCTCCTAAGCCTCCAGATGGATCCCATTCTTGTCCATATTTAGCTGCATACTCTCTTTTACTTAAACCTCCTCTGTCTGCTGGTGCGTTCATATTACCACCTCCTCCTGTATAGTCTTGTTCATAATTTTGATTGTTAGTTTGATTATATTCTATTGGTTCTTCTTCTTGTGGTTGTATTATAGGTGCTGGTCCTTCAGGGTTTTCTGCTTGATACCCATAATTTGTAGGGATAGTTGCTGAATTATAGCTATAATCTTTTTGTCCACTAAATCCTCCATTGTCTCGAGGCACTTGAGAAGCCTGTGCAGAATTAATCATTCCAGTAGAAGCTAATATCTTTTGGAGTATATTCATTTCATCATCTTCTCCACCTAATCCTAGTCCTCCACCTCCGACTAATCCTTGTTCGCTGTTATATCCTAGTCCACGAGCATAGTTTCCTTTACCAGCTATTCTTGAAACAGTAGGGTTATCGTATTGGATAGCTCCACCATCAGCAGGTTCAGGTTCTACAAATTGTTGTTCAGGTTGGAATTGTTCTAATGCACTTTCTAATGGAGATTGTGGTTCTGATATAGAGCTTCCATTATCATCTGTTTGTCTTGGTGCTGGTCTATTCGTTCTTCCTGCAAAATCTTCTATACTTTCGTCAGCATATTGAATATATGGTCTTCGTTCTTGAGCATTTATATCATACCCTGTTTCCTCTCTCCTTCTGTCTAATATGCTTTGGTCAGCGTCAGCTATATTTTGGCTAACATCTAATTGTGGTGTAACTCCTCTAAGTGCTTGGGATATAGCATCACCAGCTCCTTCTTCTGATTGATAAATCTTATTACCTAATCCTAGACCACTCATAAATGAACGACCTCTAGGCTCTAAACCTAATGGATCTTTTAAAATTTCAAGTCCTCTTTCAAATACACCTTTCCTTCTACCTTGTGTAATTGTAGGTTCTCCTCTGCCTTGTGCGTTAGCTGTTTTAGTTCCAGTTAGTTTATTAAAAACTCTAGAAGCTGAACTTCTTTGAGAAGGTTTAGAACTAGACGAACTTTTAGATTTACTCTTAGACTTAGATTTAGTGTCTGTATCGTAATCAGATGTTCCTATTTGAGCTTGTCTAGTGTAAGGATTATAGTATCCACTACTAACTTCACCAGCCCTACTTGGACCACTTTGTAATCCACTTTGTGTTGGACCATACGACTTATTACCTACTCCTCCTCTTGAATTAATCTTAGTAGAAGCTTGTTTAGCTGAATATTCCCTTTTCGATAACCCTCCTCTACTTTTAGAAGATGACTTTGAAGATGGTGCTGATTTACCATACTTCTTTTTATATTCCCTTTTACTTAAACCTCCTCTTGATTTGCTACTCATAATTTTTTAGAGAGTTTTTAATTATTTTTATAATGAATTATTATTTAAAATGTTTATTTAGATAGGAATCTGTTGTTTTATGACATTCATTGCATAGTGTTCTCCCATTATCTATTGCAAATCTTAATTCAGGATATAATGCAAATGTCTTGATGTGGTCTGCTTCTATTTTTTCTTCACTACCACACCATACACATTTATAGTCATCTCTCTTAAATACCGCTTCTTTCCATAACCTATATTCTATTGAATTTCTTATCTTTGCATTTATTTTAGTCAAACCACCTTTCCAAAAATGACTTTTCTTTACTTTATGAGAATTACTCATTTTTAATCTTGTTTTTAAACTACACTTTCTTCCAGTATGCAATTTTCTCATCATTTCTATAAATTCTTTAGGTCTTTTTTTCCCAAGCATTCCCATTGAACTTGGTTTTCCCTTTCTCCCCAAACTCATTTTCTTTTTTGTTTCATCAGTAAATGGTTTTCTTTTTCTTCCCAGTTTGGCTTTCCTAAGTTTCTCAATAGTTTCTGATGAATGCTTATATCCTTTTTTTCTTCCTGAAGCCATACTAATTATTCTTATAGGAGATGAGATTATTTAAAAATGCTGGTGATGTTGTTGTATATAGTTTCGTTACCTCTGCATCAGTTAAAGCTCTATTAAATACGAAAGCGTCGTCTATGATTCCATCAAAGTAATTTTGTAAACTTCCAGAATTTCCATAATCAGCTCCTATTGCGAAATTACCATTGGTATCAGATACACTTCCAGTAGTTGAAGCTTCTTTTTTTGTTCCATTTATCCATAATCTATACTGATTGATAGAAGATTCCCATATTCCACATATAAAATACCATTTTCCAGTAGTTATTTTAATATCAGAACTTATATTAGTTGATATAAGTCCAGTTTGTTGAAATCTAACAGTTCCATCGGATGTAATATCTAATTTCTGACCAACATTTGCACCTGCGATTTTTGAAAGAACTGAATTTGCAGCAGACAAACTCTCAGCTTTCACCCAAGCTCCCCAAGTCTTACTTCCACTTATCTCAAGATTAGGACAACTTGCGTCAGCAATAGCTAAGTATTGAGAACTAGAGGCTTCAAAATCTCCTCCATTACCGAATTTTGCTGAAACATAGCTAGGTACTGTTCCTGCAACTACATCGTATCCATTAGGCGAGTCATCTGTTCCGTCTGCTTCTAGTCTGTAATAAGCCTGTAAGTTTGCGTCAGCTAGTAATGCTGTTCCTTTTAATTCCATATTATAAGTTTTGTCCAATTATAAATCCATCGTAGTTTCCAGCACTTGTGCAGATAAATCCGAATACATCAGTCTTAGAAGCAGTTGTTGTTAATGTAGGAGTTACTCCTTCTGCCCACTTAATAGTCGTAAAGAAAGTTATTAACCTACTTCCAGTTCCATCTTGAGTAATTCTAATTGTAAATGCTTGTCCTACTGTTTCATTTTCTAAAGCTAGAGTTCTGTCATCTGTTATAGTTGTTTGATGAAGTGAAGTAGATAAATCTAATGTTATTGTAGCTGCGTCTGCGTCTGTTGTTAAAGCAGGGTTAATTTCTTCAGCTGGAAATACCATTCGGACTTCTTCTGCGACTGTGTGATCGTTATCACAAGCAGCAAAAGTAATTGCAGGTGTTGCAGCTGTTAAGACTTTAATTACTTCGTAGTTTCCATTGTCATTAGCAGCGTCTAGTGCTAAGTAAAATGGTGCGTCTACTGTTGGAAAGTCAGTTAAGTTAGCTGACGTGTCAGTAGCAGATATTGCAGTTGCTAGAGTTGTTGCAAAGTTGTTTTGATGTTTTATGCTCATATTATAAAATTATTTATTACGTTTTAATTGCTTATGTCTTCACGGATGGCTGATATAATTCGTTCAAAGGTTTATAGTGAGCCACTATCGCATTTAGCTCCCAACTCTTTGTAGAATTAGTATCAGTTATTTCTATTTCAATGTTTCTTCCTTGTTTATTGATAGGTATCTTTACCCAGTCCCCTCCCCCACTATCGGCTACATTAAGTGAACCACCTTCTACACCGATAGAGTAAGTTCCTATTGCACTTCCACCAATACCAGCTAGTCCAGTGTTTCCTATTTGAACTCTTAGTGTTTCTGTTAATTCTCCGTCTATCTTAATCTTAATATTTACGTCTCCAGCAGTTTTACCAAAGTATAGTTCTGCGTCTAAGAAGAATTTAACTTGTGAAAGGTTTTTCTCTATTCCATATTTCTTAGAAATAAAGCTAGTAGTTATATTATATCCTGGGTCTTGTTTTATATTTTCATCAAAGTAATAAATCTTTCCATCAACTGGTGAGCCGAAATAAAGTTTTGTTTCTCCAGCAGGGTTTTTCCATTCACAGAAACAATTAGCTCCTATGTAAGTTCCAGTTCCTCCAGCTACTTGAAATTCCCACCAACCTAATCGTTGTCTGTCGTATACTAGGAAAGTATCATTGTAAGTTCCGCCTGCTGAAGTATAAGAAAGATAATAATGATTTTCAAAGAAAATTCCTTCTACATCATCTAGTCTGTCTTTTTGAATTGCTTTTAGTTTTGGGTCTACTCTTAGAGAAACTATATTAGTTCTAATCTGGTCTAAGATGTTTGGCTCATATCCAGTAGCGAATACTCCAACCTCATTGAACATAAAGTTATCGTTTTCTACTGTGTCAATAGAATGATGAGAGTCTGTTCCCCTAGAAGGGTCTACTAATTCTAATGAGATTGCTTGAGCTGCGTCTGAGCCTACTGTGGCTCTCCATAAAGACCTTTCCTTAACAGGATATAAATAATCTTGATGTTTAAAAAATCCATTCAAAGTTTGTCCGTCTGATTGTGATACATATTTAGAAGTTGCTAACGGATTAGTTGTAGCGTGATAAGTAAAGTTTCCTATTGCGTCTGGTGGAGTTCCTGTTGCTCCGTCTCCACTTCTATAAAGTTTAGTTTCATTTCCTGAAGTTGTGTTTCCAGTAGCCCATAAACAAGACTTATAGAAGATAAGGTATCTAGCTTTAATAGAACCAGTTTCCTCTCTCATTGTAGTTCCGTCAAAGTATCTAATGTTTTCTACTCCATTTCCTACGAAAGTCTTACCACCAGCTTGAGAGAAATCTGCTCTCTGTGCTGTTGAGAAAACATTACTAGAAGCAGGAACAGCCGATAAAGCGACAGAAGTTCCAGTAGACATATCTGTCAAAGAACCATTACTCATTGCTAAAAGCTTACGAGTTGAGCCACTATAATAAGTTCCCAGTCCGTCAATAGGTTTATCTCCTGCTACTTCTCCAAAGAGAACTACACCAGGTCTTTTTGCAATAGAGTTTTTACCAACAGCCCAAACATTCCAACCATCCATACATTCGTTGTCGGCTATCATTGTGTCTCTTGTAAATAAGTTTATACCTTTTCCTAGGTCGTCTTGGTGAAAAGTTTTAATTCCTTTTGTTGCCATATTATTATGATCCTTGAACCATTAAAAAATCTAAATTATCGTCATTCTTCATTTTATCGCTATTCATTTCTACTATTCTTGAGTCTACTTCTTGTAGTGAGCGTTCAGCGTCTTCAAATGGGTCTGATTCACTCCTACGAAGCATTGCATAAGCATAAGCGACTGGTGCTTCTGGGTCAGTTACAAAACATTCGTCAGTGTCTAAAGACATAGGTGAAGGATAGTAGTAGTATTGAATATCGTATTCTTGGTCTGAATCTGTATTTAAGTAGAATCCATTAAAATGGTCTCCACTTATCCAATAAACATATCCATTTTGTTGGTCTAGGTCGTCTTGTCCTACTTGAACCATCTCTGTATCGTCTAAAAACACTCTAAATATGCTTTTAAAGTTCTCTGGTAGAGCTATTGTTCCATTTACTGTTGTAAGCGAGGTGGTTGCTTGTATGTTAGTTTTCCTTGCACAATAGTTTTGACCTTTATTTAAAAGTCTTGTCCATAGTGATAGAGTTGTTGCTTTAGTTGGTAGAGTCCCAGAGTTATGTCTGTCAGCTAAACTTTGTTTTAAATCTGCTAGGGTTTGTTTTACGAATGCCATAGTTTTTATAAATTACTTAATTCTGGAAGCGAACTCTACAAACACTCCCAGAATAAAACAATCTATCCGTCAAGTAGAGTTTTAAATGATGCCTTTTTTTCTTTTAAGGCGTTAAATTTGTTTAAGACTTTAATATACTCAGATATTCTTTTAAGTCTTGTAAAAGTTTCGAGCCTTTCCGAGCCAGCTTCTTCTTCAATTTCTTGTAGAACTTTTTCGTAGTTTTCAATGTTATTTTCATACTGTTTTTCTGCTATTTGACTTTTTATATATTTATCTATATGAGAGACTTGCATCTTTAATGGAAACTCTCCTGCGAACTCTTTTATCTTAAAATGACTCTCAATAAACTTTGTTCGGTGTAATCCTTCCCAAACTTCAATATTCTTTTCGTCTGCTGTAAGCTCGTCTGTGGCAGGACTTTCATTACCCTGCAGTTTATCCCCTTCTGGTAGTGCAACTGCTTGTGGGGCTTCCTGTGGCGTCTCAGTGGCTACTGGAGCTTCTACAACTGGTTCTCTGAAAGAATCCGACATATCTTTTTACTTATTTTAATTACTTCCTTTTCTGTTAGATCTTTGAGTGGTAAGTAGAGTCCTCGCTTTGACCACTTGAAAGCATTTAACTTTTTATACTTTCCTTTATACATTGGTTGCATACTCATCGGCTTGAAGAAATATCTAGTCATCGGTATCTTTTTTATTTCCTCCTGCTTATCACCACAATCTATATCATACATCCATACTGTATCTCTTTTTGGCATCTTAACTTCTTCTGGTAAGTATTTATCCCACCATTTTTCTATTCTTCGCCTATCTTTTATTATCTTTTTAAATTTCTTTACTTGTTCTAGTCCTTTTTCAGCCTGCATATTGGTCATTCTGAAATTATATCCCATTTTGGGGTGGATTAGAGTTCTTTCTTCGTCAAAATACATATTTGCCAGTAATCTAATCTCATCTGCGACTCTTTTGTCGTTTGTAAGGCACATTCCACCTTCTTCGGTCTCTATAATCTTGTTGGCGTAGAAAGAATAGCAAGCTATGTCTCCTGTTGGCGATATTCCGTGAGCTTCTGCCATATCTTCAATTATATAGAGTTTGTGTTTGAATCTATCCACTATTTCAGTCATATCGCATTGTCTTCCGTATATATGAACTGGGATTATTGCTTTTGTCTTCTTTGTAATCTTTATTTTGTCTAAATCTATATTCAAATCGTCTTTGCAGTCTACGAATATAGGTGTTGCTCCTGTATAACTTACAGCCCAAGCTGTTGCTATCATTGTAAATTCAGGAACAATAACTTCGTCTCCCTTTCCTATTCCACAGGCTTTAAGGGCAAGAAACAAAGAATTAGTGCCACTATTACAACATATACCATAATCATAAGAGTTATGTTTAGCCCAAGCTTTTTCAAACTTATTAACTGATGAGTTCGCACTTATAAGTGTCTTTAGCATAATTTTTTCCTATTCTTTTACCTATACATATTGATACCATTTCACTATCTTCTAACGCTTTATAAGCGTGTGCTGATTTTTCGTAATGAATTGTTATATCACCTTTTTTTTTAACATCAATTTCTATTCCATTTTCAATGTAATAATGTCCGAGTGGATGAAGTTCTCTAGTTTGATGATGACACTCTACTTTTCCTTTTAATATTACATCTATCTGCTTTGTCTTCTTATGATAGTGGTTTCCTCTTATAACTCCTTTCTTAAACGTTATATGAGTTATCGAGAAATCCTCCCCAACCATTAAGTCCTTTATCGTTCCCCTTTTGTCCTTGTGTGTTTCTAACTTCATAGAGTTTTACTTCTGGTAAAGGTACTATCCAAGTGCCTTTATACTCAGAGTTATTTTTAATTATCTCGTCTTTAAAATTCCAAGCTAGGATTAAAGCATAATCAGGTTGTCTTTTGATTAGCTCATCATCTCCAACTATCTTTATTTTTGTTCCTGGGGTATATCTTCCAATTTTTAATTTACTTTTCTCTGTTATGAAATCTATAAACTTTCCTATTCCTGTGTAATTCAGCAGAGTCATTCCTTTAGCTGGGCTACTTACACAGCATATTGTCTTTCCTTGTTGGTGAATCCAATGACACATATCAAATAGATTTTCTGCGTGTTGCTTTGCCATCTCTCCCCAAGCTAGTAGTTCTTTCTTTGACCAGTCTTCTTTATCAGCCATATCTTTAACTACTGGCATAACTGTATGAACTCCTTTGTTTGCGATATAACATCTGAAAGCTCCTCCGTGTAATTCACTAAACGATACATTAAATACTTCTAGGTCATACTTCTCTAGGAACTTCATTACTGGTTTCAGCGATAAGTAGAGTAGGTGTTGGTGATACACAGTATCGTATTCTAATCCTTTTAGAAATTCTCCAAAATAAGGAGATTCAAATACAAATACGCTCTTTGTCTTCATTATCTTCTTTAGACCTTTCACAAAGTCATCGTGATCGTGTACGTGAGCAAACACATTCGTTCCAGTAATGATGTCAGCTTTTTTAATTCTATCTGACTTCTCTACTAATTCGCTTGAAAAGAAATCTACTATTGTAGGTACTCCTCTATCTCCTGATATTTCTCCTACTTCTTTACAGGGGTCTATATTTAAAACTTCAAATCCTCTTTCTTTAAATTTAAGTGATAGTGTTCCATCGTTTCCTCCAATATCAATCGCTTTTCCTGATTTAATCCCTGATACTCTTATCACATCATCTGCTAGTTCTCCCCAATGTTCTCCTGCTGTATCTGTTATTGAGGCTTCATATAAATAATCTTCTGTATACATTACTTCTTTCTCAACATTGTAAGATAGTTGAGCTAGTCCACAATCGGGACACATCATTAGAACTAATGGATACCTTGTTTCTGGTTCGTCGTTTGTCTTTCTAAATTGGTCCGAATGAGGATGATAACCTAAGTCCAGAAACTTATATAAATTATCACTTTTGCAGAGTCTACATTTCATATTATTTTATCATTTTATTAACTAAATCTTTTCCTCTTGTTTTTGCTACCCATCCTAGCTTCTCTTTAGCCTTAGCGGGGTTGCCCTTTAGTATTGGCACGTCTGTTGGTCTATTGTAATCATCTTGATGAATTATCTTAATTGGTTTCCCAGTAACTTCCTCTACCCATCCAACGAACTCCTTAACTGTGTTGGTTTGTCCTGTGGCTAGAATGTAGTCGTCAGGTTTTTCTTGTTGGAGCATCCTCCACATTCCTTCTACGTATTCAGGTGCATATCCCCAATCTCTTGAAGCGTCTACATTCCCTAGTGCTACCTTTCCTGTTGGTGCTTCGTTTATAATCTTCTTAGTTACGAAGTTGTCTCCTCTTCTCTTGCTTTCGTGATTAAATAAAATTCCATTGCAGATAAACATTCCGTAAGCTTCTCGGTAATTCTTGCATATCTGGTAGGCATAGAGTTTTGCTGTTCCATAAGGACTTACTGGATTCATTCTTGATTCTTCTGTGTATGTCTCCTTACTTAGTCCATCAAACAATTCGCTTGTTGAGGCTTGGTAAATCTTTGGACTTATTCCGAGTACCCTGATTGCCTCTAAGAGGTTCAGAACTCCAATGCCAGTCGTCTGTGCTGTATACCAAGGTGTTTCCCAACTAACTTGAACGTGTGATTGAGCAGCTAGATTGTAAACTTCATCAGGCTTGCTTTCCTTTAACGCCCAGAGTAGTGAGTATGGATCAGTCATATCTCCGTAGTGGAGTTTAATATCTAGTCCTTCTATTTTCTCTCTATTAAATGTACTAGCTCTCCTAACTAATCCGTGGACTTCATATCCTTTCTCTAATAAGAGTTCAGCCAGATAGCTTCCGTCTTGTCCATTTATTCCTGTTATTAGTGCTGTTTTCATATTTTTTGGCACACTTCTCACAAAGTAAGGTGTAGTAGTTTTCGTTATCTCTTACAATATATACTAGGTTTTCATCTTTCTCACATTCTAAACACAATTTTCTTTCCATATTTTTAAATGTTTAAGAGTATAGTTTTCCCAAGTCCAGTCCTTTACCTCGTTCTTCTCAAAGTCTGCGAATATCTTATTCAACTCCTTTTGGTTATTAAATGGTAGTTCTATTTCTAAGTCTGGGTTAGGTCTTGAGATTATCCTTAGTCCAGCGTTCTTAGCGTCTACTTGGCTCTGTGCTAGTGAATCTTCGTCTCCTGTATATAGTAAGTAATCTGAGGTGTTGAGTATCTGTTGGTATAAGTCCATTGAGAATTGGTCTGTATATTGAACTTGTATAACCTTTTCTAGTTTCTTTAATACTTTGAACCAACCTGCTCCCATTATCCTAAAGATAACACTTTTCTTATCCTTTAAACTTTTAACTAATTCAGTAAACATTTCAGGATTCTTTCTGTCGTCTTCATAGTTCTTAGAAACAACTGCTACAATCTTTGGTCTTCTTATGTGTTCATCGTGTGCGTGCATTACATAGTCTAGTTTCTTTGGGTCGCATCCTTCTTTTATTAAGTCTTTCATTATTCCAGGATTCATAGCTATTCCGTGAGCAGTCTTTAGTCCTTTCTTAATCTGTTTTATCTTTACTTCCTTAGTTTGTTTCTTGTCTCCTGATATGTGAGCTATCATCATCGAGTCTTTTCCACCACTAGGTTTGTAAGAGTTGAAATTGATATGATGGTTAATGTCAGCCTTTTCTGCTTTACCTGATACAGATACAACGTGTCCTAAGTCTATAAGTTCTCTTTCTAACATTCGTGCATACTTTGATAGGATTGAATCTATACCATAGTTCATTTCGTAATTAATTATGTGTATTTTCATTAGAGTTTCTTATGTTTTTTATAATCGAAGTAGTCGTTACCTACAAAGTGCTTCTCTCCTTCTAAGAAAGCTACACTTCCAGGTATTACATTCCACTTCTCGTCTTTAAATATTTTAGGAAAACTTACTTGATCTCTGTGTGAGTATCTACATATATCAGCCCACCATTGTTCAAATAACTTATTAGTCTTTTCATTGTTTCTTCTAACAAAGCAAGTCATTTCACTTAGCCCTTCTCCTTCTGGGAATCCTTCTTTAGCATACTCCTTTACTTGTTCAGCTACTACTCGTGGGTCTACTTTTCCGTATTCTACACAAGCTTCTGCTTCTTGATATAAACAAGTCCTATAAGGATGTTTAAAGAAAGCAAAGTCTTTTTCTTTCATAACCTTAACCAATTCGTGTGGGTCTGCCTTTAGTGTTAGGTTTCCGTCTATCCAAACTATATATTCAGCATCTGTGTATTTGTGGGTTAGTATCTTATGTATCTTTGCGTTCATTACTCCTTTCTTGAATATCTCACAAGGTTTCTCTGTCTTCCAAGTCTCTGACTTCTGTTTAGTAAATGCTAGGTATTCAACTCCTTGATATTGAGGTTGTTCTATCAGTTTATCTTTGTTAGCTGTGATAGCTGTTACTACTGCGATACTTTTAGTGTCTGATAACTTATCAAATAGCTTAATGTATTCAGGTAGAAACTTATCAATGTGCCAATCTCTTAGTACTGATTCTTTTGCATTTTTACCTACCTCTATTCGTCTCTGCTTGTCTTCTATTAGTAACGATAGGTACTTAACCCATTGGTCAGTAGTCGAGGCTAGGAAGCCATCTGTTCCGTGTTTTATGCACTTATAAGGGGTAACATCACTTGCTACACAAGGTATTTCCAACATAGCTGCTTCCATCCACTTAATATTAGACTTACAGCGATTAAACTGTGTGTCTTTTAGTGGTGCAATAGCTATATCATATCCTTGGTTAGCATACCATTTAGGGAAGTCTTTATAAGCTCTTACTCCTACGTGGTGATAATATCCATTCTCCTTTACTTCATCCCAAGTCATACCTGCGAAGTGAAATTCTACATTAGGGTATTTCTTTAGGATTATGTCCATTACTGGTTGAATAACTGGAACGTCTGCAAAATGTGAGCCTGAACTAATCCATCCTATCTTAATCTTCTTTCCTTTTATGTTGTTCTTGAAATCCCATATCTTAGGGTTCATTGCGTTTGGTATAACAGTCGCATAAGGGTTTATGTGTTTGATAGATTCTTTTATCTGTTCTGTTGAGCATACTACGTGGTCAGCCATCTTTACCATTCTAAGTCTCATTTCTTTTCTATCATCTAATGCCTTTAGGTCTGGGTGATCGTAATTAACGTGGTCTGGGTCATCATCTAGGTCTAGAACAAACTTCGCTCCTGAGAACTCTTTGTGAGCTGCATAGATGTTGTCTATTCCTTCATTGTCTGACATCTTACTGAACCAAATGTCTCCTCTCTTTTTAAGAGCGATAGCATCTTCAGCTTTAGCCTTTAGTTTCATTCCTACTTGAGTTTCGTATCCTAATTCCCCTAGAGGACTCATAACACGATACCAACCAATAGCACCACACTGTCTCTTACCTTTATCAAGGACTATCTTTCCATCCTTTATAATTGTATCAGTTGTTATACCGAGGACTGAGACTCTATTTTTTTGTGTATATTTTTGTGACATTGTTCGCATAGAGTTATTCCATTGTTTAAATTAAATCTTAATTTAGGATAATGAGCAAAGCTTTTTATATGATGAGAATTTAGATAAGTCCTATCTTTTCCACATTTTTTACAAGTGTAGTTATCTCTATCAAACACAGCTTTCCTCCACTTCTTCATTTTAGCAGAACCTCTGATTATATTATTTTCAGTTGATACTCCTCCTTTCCATTTGTTATTCTTTTCTTTCTTTCTTCCTTTTCTCTTATTTACTTCATCAGAATATTTTTTACCAGTTTTTGAACACGAATTACATACATTTTTATTCTTTCCTGAATATATCTTAAAAGCTGTATCATAGCTTAGATTTCTTTTCTTACCACATTTTGAGCATATTGCTAATCCACAATTACCCCAATATGATATTTCTATAATTCCATTTTTTGGTAGCTTAATACTTTGGTTAGCTTTAGATATTTTCAGTCTTGTTTTAATAGAATGTTTCCTTCCTTCAAACAATGATTTTCCTTTTTTCATATAATTAAATTAGTTTATTACTACCTAATTATATATTATTATACTAGGAAAGTCAAGCAGTAGTGATACCTAACACTTTAGGCTTTAAACTTCTTGAAATAAAGTTGTCTTTCACATTCATAGTAATCTGGGTGAACATTGTTGATTAGATCTCTATGCCCTAGATTTGGTAAGGCATACATCTTAGTGGGTATAGTAACTAAGTGGTGTCCGTGGTCGTTTACAGATAAAATATCTGGTCGTCTGCTGATAGTTCCATTTATCCAACAAGAAACTGGAGTAACTTTATATCCAAACTTCTTAGCTAGTTTTTTGAATCTATTTAATAGCATATATTTCTTCAGCGTCTAATACGACTACTAGATACTTCTTAGTCTCCTCGCTTGTGATTGGTACTCCACCTCTTAGAAGTGGTACTACCTTGTCGCCTTTCTTAATCCCTTCAATGTTAGAACTCATAACCTTAGCTATTTGTTCTGGTTCATAGACTGCGTTTCCACTGTCATCTACTAATACTTTTCCGTCTTCTTTCGGTGGGTAGATTTTGTCTACCTTCACAATACATCTTTCTAAAAATGGTTTCATTTGTTTAATTTTCAACGAACTGATAAGAGTTCGTAGAGTTAATAATTATTTGCTCGATTTAGAAGGCTTTTCGAGCTTGCCTTCCAAATAATTCTACTTGAATTAACCTACACCATAAGCTTGCATATTGATTACCCAATCGGCATTCAATACTTTAGCAGCGTAAGCATCAACTTTCCAACCAATTGTTGAGAAAGTATCCAAAGGATTTCCTGTGTCATAAGAGCTAGGTTTCTTGTAGATGATTCGAGCATCTTTAGAACCAACAGCAACTTCTGCAACAGCACCTTTACCAGCAATGAAGTTAGAACGTCCAGAAACAGCAGCAGCAGTATCTACACCAGAAGCACTAAATGCTTGATTGGTTTCAACAATGTCTACTCCATACAAACTTCCGATAACACCTTTCTTAAGCATATCAGCATTTTCCTTACTATTGTAAGTACCAATGTTGATCCAGTTACCAGCAGCAGTATCTCCTTGTAGTCCATAAGCACCATCTACATTAACAACAGCACGATAGTTACCATTGTCAAATTTAGGAGCTTTGTTCTTCTTAAGGGTAGAAACAGCTTTTCGTATGCTAGATACTGATAGATTATCAGAAGCAGCAAGAGCTGTAGCTTGAGCAGCGAATGTAGCACCACCACATTGAGTAGTAGCAGATGCGTTTAATTCAGTTCCAAGGATTATATCCATGGAGTCTCCAGCATTCTGTCCCATAAGTTCAGAGTGTTCCTTCAAACCTGAATCCATAGTTGTCATTTCATACAAAGTTCCTATTCTCTCAAATGCACCATAAGGTTTAGCAGTTGCGATAATACGTGAAGAACTTGTGTTAATACCAGTTGGGCTTGCACCATCAGTCAAAGCTGTAGTGTTAGCAGTCATTTGGTTATAACGTGTGAAGTAAACTACTTCTCCAGAGTTTTTAGGGATAGATTTAGGAATAGTTAGAAAGTCATACTTTCTAGTATTCTGTAGTCTTTCAAGAAATACCTTATCATAGAAGATTTGCATTGAACTAGCTAAACCTCCTGTTGAGATTGCAGGTGTTCCTTGAGGATTAAAATTTGTCATTTTAATTGTTAGACTCGGTTTGAAATATCAGCTTTAGGCAATATTGCTTCCATTTCGGCAGCAGTCATATTAGCCATATCATCTTCTGTAAATTTCTTTGCAGGTGTGCTTAATACTCCAGTAGCCTGAGTCTTTTGTTTTTGGTCAATCTTTTTGTAAGCGTCTTGTTGACCTTGTGCTCTAGTTTCTCCAAAGTATTCTTTTGCAATATCTGCATAAGATTTATCCCTTTCAAGATTTAATCCTAGTTTTAGGATCTTATCCCTTTGGGGAGCATACTCAGGATTTTCCTTTAAGAATGAATCCAATTCCTTTTCTTCATTGTTTAAGGCTAGTTGCTGTTTAAGAGTTTGAACTTCTTGGTAAGCAGCAGCTCCAGGATTATCCTGAATTTGCTGAGCCATCTTTTCTTGCTCTTGGCGTTCTATGAAGTCTGAGATTTCCTGAGAGTTCATACCAGTCTGTTTTTCTAACTTATTAACGAGTTCGGATTTTTGCCCTTGCTCTCCTAATTTAGATTCCAGTTCCTTGTAAGCCTTCTCAAGTTCTTCAGGCGTTTCATATTTGCCTGCCAACTTGACTTTCTCTGTCTCTTCGACAACTTCTGCTTCGTTAGTAGCGTCTGTTGTTTCTTCGACAGGTTGGGTATCGTTTTCTTGAGAAGTATCCTGAGAGGAAGTAACGTCTTCGCCCCCTACGGGTTCACTATTTTCGATAGTATCCATAATTTGTGATTGATTATTGATTTGTTAATGAGCTTCCTTTCGACCTTATATCAGAAGCACAGGATGGCAGAGTTTTATTCACCTGTGGTTTTGATCTCTCCAAATTCTATTATCTCTTTTATGGGTTTTACATAACAACATCTTCCTACTAATCTTCCGTTTAAATGTCCTCTTAATAAATAACATTTCCCAGCTAAGTCTTTACCACATATACAGCATTGGTTGTTCTTCTTTCTTTTATCAGCTCGTCTGTTTCTTTTAAATCTATCCCACCATCTATAGAGTTTATTCATCTTCTTTGTTCTTAAATTCTATACTAATTCTTTTAAGTATATTGAAAAATTCATCGCTTCCATGTTTCTTTCCTTTAAGGCTATACAATTCCATTAAGTCATCACAATCATAAGCCTTTGCTAGTTTCTCTTGGTATTCTCTCATTGGCTTTACTATCATCTCTTGAAAGGTTTTCCTTTGAATTATATCTCTTATCTCAACTAGATTGTCTATTTCTTCTTGTTCCATAGAGTTTTATCTAATTTATATATATCTTTTACCTTAGTTCCTTCAAAGGTCATAATCCTTTTACATTCCATACATTGCCACCAATCTCCAACTTTACGTGTATTCATTCCTTTCTGTGTGAATACTTCTAGGACTATATCATCGGCTACTACATCACTTATACTACTTCCACATTTACATTTTATTGAACCCATAGAGTTTAATTAACTTATAATTGTTGTTGAGGTGTTTGTATGCCTGTTCCTCCTTGAGGCATTGCTTGTCCATCTATTGCTTGTTGCTCCATTTGCATTTGCTGTTGTTGTTGAGCGTATTGTTGTGGATCAGGGACTAATGTATCTAATTCATCTATTCCTCTAAGTTCTAGTATCTTTCTAGCCCAAGCCATTTGATTCTCTGGTGGTAAGATAGCACCGAATATGTTATAAGCATCTATTAACTGTTTAATCTGAATGTCTTTATTCTTTGCGATTGTAGTGTCTCCTTTAACCTTAACATTATATTCAGCGTTCTTTGCATCTTCACTTATAAGTAATTGATATATTTGAGGTCTTAGTTCGGCAGGAAAGATACGTAGGATAGCTGAGTCGGGACTCTGTAAGTTCTTAAGTTCCATTTCAATTAAAATCTTAGCTAAGTCTGCTAGTGCTTCCTTAAACCTACGAGTAATAAGCTCAAACCTATTAGAACTGTAAGATGAAGCTAACTCGTCTTGTCCTAGAGTCTTGTTAGAAGCAGCACCTTGAACTAAATCATTTGCTCCACTAGCTCTCTTATGTTCGTCATCTAGTCTACCAATGAAGTCTAATGCTCCATTCTTAATGTCTGCGAAATCTACTTGAACTATATTGTTATTAAGTGGTCCATCTCCGTCTACTTCTATTCCACTACCAGGAGTTGATACTAATTGTTTCTTATCAATATTAGCTCCCTTGTTATACATAAACCTTGGGTTATTAGCCAAAGTAATGTTTTGTTTTGTTTGATTTATAATTGAATAAAATCCTTTACCTAGTCCTAAAGTGTTTTGTCCGACTCCCATACCTCCGAAACGATTAGGGATGCAATTAGGTTCGTGTATAAGTTTAACTACATTTAACCCATAATGATTTTCTACATCTCTTAGGACATATCTTTCTTTACCTACGCATACTGTTTGAAGTCTATCTTTACTAATACGTTCATATACCTCTACTGTGCCTTCTGAAGCAGTTTGTAGTGTTATTTTATCACCTTCTACTTGTTGAGATGAATCATACTGATTAGCTTGGACATTTCCTTGCATAGCCTTCTCTCGGTTTAAGTTTCCTTCATTGTCTACAAAGTCATAAGCTGGGTTCTTCTTTACTTCTTCCACCGGTAAAACACTCCTAAATATTAGGGAGTCTTGTTGTTCAACGTCTGAGATTATAGGGTTATAGAAGCAGTCTAAGATATTAGGCACTTCTAATTGTGGTTCATCCTTTATAGGAGTTTGTGTTCCGTCTTCATTGTCTTGGACTTCAAACTTCCAATTAACTTTAAGTAAAGATGTTCCAAAGGTTACTGATTGTTTTACCCAAGCTTCTATCTTCTCATAGGCTTGTGGTATTGATTGAGAGATTCGGTAGTTTACTATCTTCTCTAATACTTGTGAGATAGCTTTATCTTCTTCTCCTACTGGCTCGATCTCTATCTCAGGTTGTCCTGAATAGATAAAGGGAACAATGTAAGATACCTCTGTTCTTAGCTTAGGTATAGAGATAGGCTCAAAGTAAGGAACTTTCTTAACGTCATCCATTCTGCCCATATAGGCATTGTAAATGTCGTTTACTTCATTCCTTGAGTCTTCGTTGGTCTTTTGGTAATTGTCTTTTTCTTTAAAGAGTTGGTCAATGATTTTCTTCTCATCAACTTCTTCTTCTGTAGAGGTTTCTGCTTCTTGGTATTCTTGTTCCATTTTATTTTTATTTAAGTGTCTATATAGTACGATACTGTTGGGTCTGTTTGTCTTATAGTAGGCTTGTGAGTGTAGAGAGCATATCTTAATGCGTCTAATGCGTGATCGTTTTCTTTAATAGGTTTCTCATCTTCATTCTTTTCAGGTTTCTTATCAGGGTATCTATATGTTTCTAGTTCGTGTATTAAGTTCTTACAGTCAGGGCTTATATGTATTCTTCCCTGTTTAAATAGTTCTCTAACGTGATCTACTCCTGCGATTATATCTTTACTGACTTGTCTGACATTGAGTCCTGCTTTTTTAAGGATTTCAATCCTGTCTGGTTCAGCTGAGTCGGCATAGACCTTCGTTGATTTGTATAGGTTCGCTTGTTCAGCGATTTGGTCTGTTGTTTGTTTTGTTTTATACCATTCTTCTTTAATCCAGTAATGGCTGTCGCTATCAATCTCAATCGAGATAATGGACGCTGGATTCGTGTAGCCAAAGTCGATACCGAGGATTTTATCAATTGTTTCGGAAGGCTTCTCTTTTGTAACATCTTTTTCTCTATTAAATTCTTTATATACTAATCCTTGTGTCTTTCTGAAGTCAGCTAAGTATTCCTGTGCGAATCTATCGTCTGTTAGTTGAGCCTTAGCTTTGTCTATCTCGTCTTTAGGTATAAACGGGTTATCGTAACTTGTATAATGAAATGATTTAAAGTCAGGGTCTTCGTCTTGTTGATTGAATAGATCGTAGAAGTGATTGAATCCTTTAGGTGTTGAGATAAACATTACCTCTCCTCTAGTATCTGTAAGTGTAGGTCTTATTACTTCTTCCCAGTTAATGTTAAAGTTTCTCATCATTGCGACCTCATCTATTACAATGAAATCAAAATGCTGTCCTCTTAGAGTTTCTACTGCTTCCCATCCTCTTAACTGAATGAGTGATGTTCCTTTTACTAAGTTATTAACTGTTAGTTCTAGTCTGCTTTCGTTTACTTTCTTTATGATTGGCTTTAATTCCTTTACTAAAGTTTGCCAAGCTATATCTCTTGCCTGTTGGTAAGTAGGTGCTATGTAACAGATCCGAGTATTCTTATAAAGAGCTTTACCTTTTATTTCTTCACAGGCTAATATCGTTTTCCCAAATCTTCTACCACAGTTTATCACTCTAAACCTAGATGTGTCTTTAGCTATTACTGATTGGCTCTCGTGAAGTTTCACATTGTTTAACTAATTTCATTATTACTTCCTTCTCTTGTTTCGCTGTGGCTATCTTAATTACTTTATATTTTTTTGGTTTATTTATCTTCATTAGAGTTTTTATCCTTAATCTCGCTAGCTACTTGAATTATAATTGCTTTTCCATCTTCTCCACTATGTTCATTTATTCTAGGTAACACAGTTGAAGCTAGTTTTAATATAACTGATTCTTTAAACTTACCCATTCCTTCCTCAAGTAAAATCTTCCTAATTTGTTTTAAGGTTAGTCTTCTAACTTCTCTACCTAAGTCCATATCTGGTTTTATTGGTCCTGCCATATTTGTAATCGTTTCTAGTTTAGGCTTATTTAAGCCATTATTAGTACAACAGTCATAGCGATTAGTCCTCCCATTAGGATACCAATTGCTAAACCATCTTTGTATGCTACTTCATTCATAGAGTTTATTTACAACACAAAAATTTCACATCTTCAATCTGTTTGTTTATTTGTTCAAATCAATTTTAAACTTATTTTCCTTATCCAAGATTATTGTGTTTTCCCTCATTTAAGAGAGGATATATTAACTTGAATTGTACTACAAGTATAGCACGATTACAGACCACGAGTCAAGGGTTTATTTTACTCTTTCTAAATAACAGTATTCTAACCTTAATGTGGTTAGCTCTTTCTCTAGCTTTTTAAACTCTATTCTAGCCTGTTCATTCTCATAAGGGATTAGATCTCTTAGTCTCTTTTGCATCTTTTCCATCTCTACTCTTTTGTCTTCTTTAGCTTGTCCTATATCAGTATCTCCTCTTTTTTTTTGGTTTTCTATATCACTTAATACCCTTATTGTATAACCTGAGTCCATACCTAATTCATTAGTTATCTCTTTAGGAGTTAGTCCTTGTCTATGTAAATTTTCTATTTTTGTTTTTTTGTCCATCTTATTTAGTTTTTAAGAATAAGTAAAACATAGCTAATACCCACATAGTTAAGAAGAATAATATTGTCTTCATAGTTTTTTTCTTTTAATTATCCAATTATGCATTTTTTCTTTTGATGCACTCTCCGCCGCACTCGCCGCATTCTCCTCCGCATTCTCCGCCGCATTCTCCGCCGCACTCCACGCCGCACTCCACGCCGCACTCGCCGCCGCACTCGCCGCCGCATTCGCCGCCGCACTCCACGCCGCTGCTCTGTTTTTCTTTGTATCATTCTCTAAAACTTTTTTGGCTGCTTGAATCGCTTTTCTAGGTCGCAAATTGTTAGGGTATTCTTTTTCAAAGTTTTCCGAAACTAATTCAGCCGAATAAATAGCTAAAGAAAGAGAGTCTTTTCTGGTCCACTTTTTCCAGTCTATAATTCTCATTTCTTCCCAGCATTGTTTATCACTTCCAATTTTTGATTTTCCTCTAACTTCAACCTTAGCTAACCAAAAACAATTAACATACCTTATTGCGTCAATAATATTTTCAGAAGCGTGAAAGCCATTTTTGCAAATGTCTAATTTTCCTTTGATTTTATACCATTTGCCTTTAATGAATTTGTGTCCGTGCGGAGCTTTATCTTCTGGTAATGATTTGTATAATATTTTATTCATATTATTTTTATTATTTCTTTTATATCTTCTAATCCTTTTATATTTCCTTCGTGCCAATCTATTGGTAAAGAAGAATGTGTCGCTATTATCTCTTTATGAATTTTAATCTTCTCCTCTATCTTTTCTAGTAAAACTTTTCTTTCTTCTTTAACCATTTCTTCGCTAATATGTATTATTTCTTCATAACACTTCTTCTTTTCTTCTTTCAAATAAAACTCTACATCATTCTCTATTTCTTTACATATATCTGGGGAGATATTATTTAAGCAACAAGTGTCAGCTAGGTTTGTTTCAAACCCCCACTTTGCATCTATTTCTTTACTCATATTTTTACTTTTGCTTTATTTTCTGGTTTAGCTTTCCATTCTCTTTGACCTACTCTTACCTTTTTTCTGTTGTTATTTCTCCAATCTGAATGGTATTTCTTTAGACATTTGCTACATCTAAATACCTTCTTCGCCTTGTCTTCGCTTACTTCAAAGCCAATCCCACAATTACAGCATATCTTTTTTACATTGTTCATATCCTTTTTTATACTCACTTTTTATAGTTTCTTCTATGAAGGTTATTATATTTTCATAAGCACGATTATTATAACCAAAGACATCCCAATTAAATCTTTCCTTTAATCGCTCTCTCCAGTCTAAACGTTCTTTGTCTATCGCTGCATTTATTATTTTATCTACTTTATCTAGATACTTGCCATAAGCATCATATACAAATTCTTTTTTGTTGTTTTCTTTCATTTACTTTCTATTAAGATTTTATTTAGCTTTCCTTTTAAATTATTGAAATAAGCTTTTTTGTCCTGTTCTTCTCGATTAGGTTTTCTAAATCCTCTTAGTAAGTCTATCGTTGATTTTTCTGCATCAATTAAAGCACATAAATAACTTACCTCTTGTCTGGTTAGTTCTTTGTTCATAAAGTTGATTTATAATTCATTTCTATTATTTGTGGATATTTAGTTTCTATTTTTTCATATAGCCCGTCTTTTCTTCTTTTAAATTCAATGGTCTTAATTGAACAGCTTCTATGCTCATAGGCAGAAATCGGCTCACTACTTCTAGTTCCACTATTTTGTAAATAATCTTCTAGTGTAATTTCTTTGTTCATAAGGGTTATTTAAGATCTGTTTTATACACAGTAACATTTAATTCTCTCCCTCCGATTGTAACAGTTGTATTCATCTTCTTAGTTTCCTCAACTTGTGGTGGCTCATCTTTTTCCCATAACTTAACTATTGGGTTTGGTAACCATTTGTTAAAATTTCTTATTCTTCTTTCTTCTTTCTCAAAATTCTTACTCATAAAGTTTAGGGGGTTAATTTAATATTATTTTCTTTTATAAATTTTAGAGCTTCTTCTCTAGTATGGTCTTTCCTCCAACATCTTGCTCCCATATAAGCAGGAGTAAATCCAATAAGGACTGCCGAAGTGTCAGGACAAGCAGTAGTGTGTATAGATGTTTTTTTTCCACAAACTTCACAATGACCCTTAACTTTCTCCCACCAACCACCTTGCTCGTTTATATCACTAGCTGTTATTTTATCTACTTTCTGCCACCAAAATGCACAATCAAACCATCCGTATTTTTTATGTAAATATTTTTTTAATTTTTCCATATACTTATTTTATTTTGTCTATTGATTCACATACTTGGATAATCCAAGCCCAATAGATAATTATAATTATTAAGATTGTTCCTATAAGATATTTCATATTCCCCAACAATGTTTAGATGCGTTCCAAGCATTTAAGCCACCTTTGTTTATTTTATTAATAGTCCAACGAGTTGCTATTTCAGGATTACAGCGTTCTTCTACTGATAACCCGTGCATATCTAGGATTTGATAAAGCCCTGTTGCACTTGATACTCCATTTTTAGCACAAGCATTAAAGCTTGATTCACACTTAGCTATTCTTAGTAATAGATCAACGTCTTCAAAACCTTCTTCTTTAGCTACCTTTCTTATTACCCCTTGAGGCTGAAGTGGAGAATCTTGCGAAACTCCAGCTTCAATAATCTCAAGAGTGTCCTGTTTAGAAGCCTCGTTAGAGACAACACCACCGACTATTTTATAAAATCCTGTAATTGAATGTAAGTTTGGTCGCTGAATAGAAAACTTGTTCCTATGATTGCTCCCAATCCAATTAAGGCTAATACTCTAATGTTCTTTCCTACGCCTGTAAATCTCTTTTTTCGTGCTTTTGGCACATTGTTGATGTTTTCCATCTTTTTGTTTTTATTTGATTAAGCTTTTACCACCCAATCACCCTGATACTTTGCGGAGTTCGATTTAATCGCAACTCGTCGCTTCTGTATCGTATCTCCATTCTAGCATGATATGAATTACTTGTCAAGCAACCTGTGGATAACTTCTTCTACTACATTCACTACAACCCCATTACCACAGAGCTTATATCTTTGTGTGTCAGATATTTTTCCGTCAACTCCTTCTGCTGTCCAGTCATCTTTTAATCCCATTAGTCTTTCACACTCTCTTGGAGTTAATCTTCTAATTCTTCCATCCAATACCATTTGCCTTCTTCCTTTTTCTAGCGTGTTTGTTCCTTTATGATAGTTGGCGTCTATTGCGTAGCTTTCTTTTCGCCCAAGTGTATAGGTTTTATTGGAATATCCTCCTCCATAGTTTGTCCGTATGGTATTGCTAATTTGTTCTGGAAGTTTTTTGTCCTGCTCATTATTAGTTTCTCCTGTGTTTCCGATAGGAAATACTTTTCGTCCACCGAATCCTCCAAGATGTCGCTTAGCGAAGTCGTAAGCCCAGTATCTTGTGGGAAATTGAACGCCATCATTTTTATTTTTGGATTGCATAATAGTTTTTTTTTAAGTTTATCTATTGTTTTTGCCATATTGATTATTGCCTGTCGCAAATTTCTTTGCGTGTTCGGCTTTAGTATATAATTCCAAATTATTTATATTATTATTTTCCTTGTTATGGTCTATATGGTGAATATCGTGTCCTTTAGGTATTTTACCATTAAAATGTTCCCACACTACTCTATGCATAAGCTCTCTCTTTCCTGTTGTTTTTCCATAATAGCCTGTCTTTCTAAGTGTAAATTTATTTCCTTCCCAATATAAGTAAGGTAACTGTTCTTTTTTTCTTAACTTATATCCCCTTCTTTTAAATCCTATAAAAACTGATTGCCTAGTCATAAACCATATTTTTCCTACTTCTGCTAACGAATACCCTTCTTTATACGTTTTATACATCAACTTGTAAAGATTATTTTTCATAGTTTTAAGATTATAATTATATCTTAATTCTATCAAAATATCTGACACTTGTCAAGCAAATCTAATTTTATACCAACAATAAACACTCTCTCTCTGTTTTGTGGAACTCCAAAGTTTTTAGCATTTAAAACTTCAAAGTCGATTGCGTATCCACAGTCACAAAGTTCTTCACATATTCTTTCCATAGATTTGCCTCCATCGTGGGAGAGTAATCCTTTAACATTCTCAGCAATAAAGTATTTTGGTTGTTTTGCTCTAAGTATGCGAGAAAATTGAAACCACATATTCCCACGCTCATCTTCAAACCCTCCACGATTTCCTGCGATACTCCAGCTTTGACAAGGAACTCCGCCCACAAGCAAGTCGAAGTCTTCAAGTTCTTTTGGGTTGATTTTTGTAATGTCTCCATAGTTTTTGTGGTTAAAATGTTTTTTATAGACTTGGATTGCGTATTTGTCGATTTCGGAGAAACCAATACATAGTGGGGCTGTCCTGCTTGAAGGCAAAACATCATCTCCCATTTCGTTAGCAATCCTGTTCCCCCCTTCCCTGTCTTGCTCGATCGAGGTAAGTTGTTTATTGCTAATGTTTTCATACGCTTGTTGTATTCCTAGCTCAAATCCTCCCATTCCAGAGAATAGTGATAGATATCTCATAATTATTTTTCTAATACTTGTCTTATATATTCTCTTGAAACTGAAAAGATTTTAGCTAGTCTAGCAGGGTAATACCTCTTAGGGTCATCTTTAAATAGACCTATAATTAAGTTCTTCTTTTCTTCTGATACATACTTCTTATCGTTAAGTCTGCATCTTTCCCATCTCTTTGTGTGATTCACACTCATAATACTTTTATTAAATCATTATAGTTATTTCTATTCTTGGATTTTCCTTGTCATAAAACTTTTCTACTTCTGCCTTTTGTATTTGGCTATCATCTTCCCATACAATTCCAGTTAGAGCATCCATTGAGAGTTTATGGTAGTTATCCCAATCTCTTTTTCTCTTATCACCAAAGTATAGCTTAACCTTTACGTCTATATCTATATCTAAAGGGTCTGACTGCCATTGTTCTTCTGCTTGTTCTTGATAGTCATTCTTAATATCCTTAGCCTTTTTGCTCATAAATCTCAACCCTAACTTCTTTGGAGATGAGAAATATATATTATTACTTGATAATGGCTTTCCTTTCAGTATTATTTTCATCTTATGGTCTTAGTTGATTAAATATTTCATCTTTTTCTTCTTCGGTTGTTTTACTTCTATCATCTAGAATTTGATGGCAATACTGACATCCAATAATCCACTGGTGATAGTCTGATAACAACTCAGGCTTACTTCTATACCATTCTCTAGGATATTTATGAGCTGGTGCAACTCCGAATGTTCTCATACAACCTTTAAAATTCAACTCACAATAATTGATATTCATGTCCTCAGCTATTTCAGCGATCTTCTTTCTAGCCTCTATGTTTATCTTTCCTATTTTTCCTATCTTTTTCATTATATTCTTTTTGTTGTTGTTTACTAGGGAAAAGGATGTTAATCTCTAACCTTTCTCCTATAAGTTTTTCAAATACCTTTATGACCTTATCAATTTCTTCTTTAGTAAGGTCTGCTGTGCTTTCTTTTCCATACATTACTTTTCCTATTAAGCGAAATGTATCTTTTAATAGGTATCTAGTGATAGGAACTTCTGTGGGATTTTTAATAAGCATATCCATAGTTTGCCCTAATGAGGTACATTCTTGTTCTATGATTTCAAACCATTTATGAATAGAGCTGTTCTGCGGAGTTGTTCTTTGGTCTTCTTTGTTCATAAGGGTTATTTAAAAATTAAATTTAACTTCCCAACCATTAGGATATAACTCATCAAATTTTTTTGAATGATAATTAGATACGGAGTCTTGTTTTACCCATCTAGGTGATGATGAAGTTCCTTTAATAATTACTTCTCCATTTTTATCATAAACCTCGTAATTATAGTTAGGAGTTTCAAATCCAGTTTCAGATGTTGGATTTATATTTACGATTCTACATATTAAAATTGTTTTACTCATATAGTTTAGGGGGTTAGTTAATTTCAATAAATTCTTTGCACTCTTCTCCACCTTCAAATTCTGCGTAACATTGGCAAAATTCATTAGGTTCTGCTTTATACCGATAACATTCTTCTTTTTTAGGGCAATCTTCTTTTGCACACATTGATATATCAGGCATATACTTATTTTTAATTATAATTTACTTTCGCCAGTGTTATACATATAGTCGACTACCCTATGGATTTCTACCATACTCGCTTTAGGAGATAGGCTTCTTGTATAACATCTGGTGGAAATAAACTATCTTAGATAGCCCTACGAGCTCACACAATGCCCGTAGAGCTGTTTATACTCCTTTTAGGTAGTTATGTATTAAAAGGGTACTTCGTCTACGTTTACCTCACTTTCCTCAACTTTTCCTTCTGTGCTTTCTTCTTTCTTTTTAACAGAGGATTTTTCTTTTTCTTCTGCGGTTAGTGGAGTAAGTTCATCAGTAATAGAAAGATAATTTGCGATATTATCGTAAGTCTTATCTCCAACTTGATTAGGCTCAATCATAATTCTAATCTGCTTTCCAATCATGTCATTCATAAAGTCCTTGTTGAATGTTGCTTCTTCTTCTGGTTCAAGTTCTCTCTTTAAGATTGCTTCAATAATGTTGTATAGGTCATTCTTCCCTTTCTTACTAATGTAAAGAAAAGTAGGAATAAAATTAGCCCATACGCTTCTACCTCTTAAATCATTCTCTCCGTCTTTACCATTAAGTAAAGTGAATTGAACAGCGAAGTTCTTATCTCCTGGTTCTGCAAACTTTCCCTTAGCGTCTACTAAGTTAATATCCAAGATTTGAGCTTGGTAAATATCCTTTGGAATTGGAGGATATTCTTTTTTCTCTTTTTTCTCTATCACGATTTCTTCATTAATCATATTATTTTTAGGCTTAAACACCTTTTAATTATTTAATTTGTAGATTTTGTTTAACAATTAATTCTGCACCATCTATTGATCGACCTTCTTTGATGGCTTTTTTAATTGCAGTCTTATCTACTGAGACACTTACTATTTCTTTAGTAAACTCTTCTGGGATAATAGAGTCATCAAGAATTGAAACTGCTTCTGATTTTCTAAATGACAATTTAGCTACTTCCGTTTCTAGTTCTTTTGTCTCTGTTTTCAGTAAAGTGTAAGAAAGGTAATTCTTCATTTTTTCGCCTCTAAGGTCATATCCCTTCTTCAAAGCAGTCAATCTATCAATCTCGCTCTTAATCGCCTCAGAAGTCAATTCTAGGCTTCTGCGATACCTTACAATGTTATTAGCTTTCTCTTTAAAGTCCATTTTAATAGAATCGAGATATTCTGTGAGTGTTTCGTCATCTTGTTCCATCTCTTCAACTTTCATTAAAGCCTCCGAGATTTCATATAAGCTTATTTTATCCATGTTTTTAATTTAATTTATTAGTTCAAATGCACTTATTGGAATCACAGTTAGCTTGGGCGTGTTTCCAAATTTCTTACTTGGATAGTTTAATGCTCGACCTTTAGACATTTTATATATCCCTGGAAATGTTCTCTCTCCGTTTAGGTTTTCATATAGGATTTCTACTTCTAGGTCTTCCTTTATTAATGAAGTTTTTATTCCTACGCTTTGGGTGTTAAATATAGGGACTCTAATTTGTACTTTCATCTTTTTTTTCTAATTCAATTAAAGTTTGTTCTTCTACTACATTAGCCCATCTTTCGTTTTGTTCGTGTTCTATTTCTTCTGGGTCAAATTCTTCTATTCCACAATGTTCTTTACAGTCTGGGCATATCATTAGGTCTTCTGCTTCGCCCATATCTGCTCCACAACAATTTGATATTTTCATATAATTTTATTTTATCCATTTTAAATCCACCAAACTCATCATATTCTACTTTCATATTATTTCTTTAACAATTTAGCAATATGAGCTTCAGAGTCTTGGATAACCTTAACAACATCTTTTAGCACTTTCATTTTGTTGTCTTTTTGTCGGCTAGGAGCGTTTTGAACCCAATCATTGAGCATTGACTCCAATGAAGCGAAGTATCCATTGATTTCCCACTTAAAACCTATCCCTTTTTTTCCTTGGAAATCTCCTTTAGGAACTTTAAGCTCAAGTGTGTAGTTATTGTCTTCACATTTGAATCTTGTTTCTTCATCTATTTTTATATAATTCATAATTTTTTTTATCGGAGACAACGACACTCTATCCAAAGGGCTTCAAATAAAGTGTCTGTGTCTTACCCTTTTAATTAAGTTCTTCTTCTTGTGCTGAGATAAAAGCGTTTGGATATTTGTTTATATCTCTTAGCTCTAGGTCTTCTTTCTTCTCCCATTGTTTCATTGATCCTATCCATTCTAGTCTTCCGTTAGGAGTCTCCCCACAGATTTGAAGTCCTGCTTTGAAGTTGTCTTGTAAATCTCTTGCTTTTGTTATTTTCATAATTGTTCCTTTCTAGCTTTAGTTTGTTATATTATTACTACTATTAGATACTATCAAATATTTCATTACTTGTCAAGTCCTTCTGTGGATAGCTTTTTAAACCTATCTCCTAGAGAGCCTATAGACTTTCTTTTAAGGTTAGTATGATCCATTACTGATTTAATGTTTTTTATTTCTTGTGTTTCCATTATAAGAGTTCTTTATTTTTATAAATATTTCCCATAATTTCAACATTATCTCCAATACAGAAAGTATCAATTAAATCTTCTTCTGTTGCATCTAAAAACTTTCCTTTAAACCCTCCATCTCTGAAAATTACTTCCCCAGACACTGTGGCATAAACTCCTCTAACCAAATCCCCCTCAAATATTTCTTCTCCTTTAGCATCCTTCATCCCTGTGGACATAAAAATATCCTCTGCGTTTCTAACTCTTCTTTGCATTTTAGGGTCATCCACTAATCTAGTCAATGAAAAGTATGCAAATATTTTTAAATCTTCATCCCAAATTCTAAATGTTGGTGTCTTCATTTTTTTATTTTTAATATTTTAATTTTTCTTTTAACTCCTTTAACTTTTCCTGTCCTTTTTTTCTATCCTCTGGTGTCAATTTTTCTTTCCACACTATTTGAGGATTTTCTAATTGCAAAGCTTTCCTTTCTTGTAATTGAACAAGTTT